GTAGTGGTCATTGGATTCGGAAAGAACCCAAGCGCCTGTTGAAGCGTTTGCAGATCACGGTATGGTTCCGCTTGTTCACGCTGAAACGCTTCTTCAGCCGCGCCCATACGCTGCTGTTCAACTTGGCGGATCGCTTCCTGGGCATTGAACGCTGCTTGCGCGCCAGTGGTAGCCGCTTGCTGGCCACTAAGCCCAAGTTGCGCCAATTGACCACCGCGCGCCAGATCAGCCGCCGAAGTAGCCTGCGCCATAGCCGCCCTTTGCTGGGCTTCCTGAAGCGCCAATTGCGCTTGCGCCTGCTGATAACCAGCCAAGGCATTAGCGCGACCAACTTCAGATTGCGTTCCAGCAATACCAAGCTGCCCAATCTGCCCGGCGCCCGCAAGCTGGCCACCCTGCGCCGCCTGCGTGAGCGCTCCAAGTTGCTGGGCAGCGGATAGCCGCTGCTGGGCGCCTTGCAGCCCGAAACCAACATCTTGCGCCGCCATACGGCCCGCTGTCTCAAAGCCTTGCGCCCGCAACTGGGCAGAGGTACGGGCCGCTTGTTCCATAGCCGCCCGGTTGGTTTCCGCCTCAGTCAAAGCCTGGCGGGAACCACCATAAGCCCGCGCCCTAGTAGCTTGCGCCGCCCCTTGCTGGACCGCCAACTGACGGCTGCGCTCAATATCCCCAAGCGCCGTTTCAACCACTTGGCTTTCATAAGGATTGGTGTAAGCCCCCATACCGCCAGCAATGGTGCCGGGCTGATAACCAGCCCCCATGCGAGCATATTGCTGGGCTTCGGCGTATTCAGATGGGCGCAAGGCACCCCGCGTAACTGCTTGGGCTTCTGATACAGCCGGTACGGCAGAAGTACCCCGAACAAGACCTTGGGCCTCACCAAAATCAGGGCGGTAAAACGCCTCTTCAGCGGAGCCAAACATAGGCCTGGCACCTTGGGTAATCCGCATGGCTTGGTTAATGGGCTCTTGGGCCTGAGTAGATGCCCGCCAAATGTTATATGCCGCCGCTTCCTGTGTCGGGGTCAGCCCAGCCACAGTGCGTCGGGCATAATCCTCATAAGCCTGCCCCCCGGTGTAAGGGGTATATCCCTGCTCTGCCGCTGCCTGGGCGCGGGAATATACATCAAGGGCGCGTTCCTTGAACTCAGGATCAACAGATTGGACCTGAGTGGTGGTCTGCTTGCCGCCGCCCTTACTCATGGCGAAATCTCCTTAGAAACCGTGGTCATTATACCCTTGAAACCATGTTCTTTCAAAGCACGAACCCACCCTTGGCGCCCGCATCCTGTTAATTTAGAACACCCCAAAGAACGCCCAAAAGTGTCCAATGATGGGATCATATCGACAATTTGGGCTAATTCGCCACCAACCAACCAAGCATGGAGAACCCGAAAAGCAGGATATTCTATAATCTCGGTCACAATGGCGCCATCAGGCGCGGGCCAGAATGTGAACCGCCCCTCCTGAATACCTTGCTTTACATCAGAAAGCTCATGGCTATTTCCGGCGTAATCCAAAGCATCCTGCAACCACTTAGAACACCGCTCGAACTCTGCATCAAATTGGTTCATAGCGATGTGGCCGATACGTTGCCGGAGTTATCAACTTCAATACTCCACCTGGTTCCATCGGGCGATTTGATTATCAAGCGGCCCGGCGAAATCTCCACATCTCTCAACCGCTTGTGGTTTTGATCATCTGCTTGCTGGAGCATAGACCGCATCGTCTGGTCTGCATCACGGGTATAACTTTCGGGGGATGGTGGAAGCCTCATCGTTTACTTCCTGGCACCGCTTCTAAGCGAAAGTTACCAACTCGCCAATCACCCAATTCAACCCCCTGCACCTTGAAACTGACCTGGCGTCCACTAAACCGCGCATCCACATACTGGGATGAAATGGTATAAGGACCGAAGGTGCTTTCTACCCCTTCCGGCGCAAACCGGGTTTTAAATGAAACAGAAACCTCGCCCTGGTTTTTCTCATCCGGCACAATCTGACGCGCCACCATTATCCTGTCACCATTACCAAACTCAATCGGCCCTGTCTCCGCGTATGGCGTGGCGCCATCATAGTTGTACCCGACCTCATGATCATACACATAGCCAGAGGGATCAAACATGATTGGGTACTGGAACACACCAGCAGAAACGCCCGTGGTACGCGCCAAGGTTCCAATAGTCCAAGTGTTCTCACGGTAATTCCAGGTAACGTACCTGTTACACTCCGAAGAAGCACTAGACGGATAGAACCAAGTAACCTCGAAGTATTCGATATTTAGGACGCCATAAACCTTGGCTTGCTGACCATAGTTGAAATCAGAAAACACATAGTCAGACACTTCACATTGCAATGGCTTGATGGCGCCATCAAACAAGTAAAATGTGCCCTCAGACATCCAGGCAGCACCAATATCAAGGCTAACAGAAGCCTGCGCGCTTATGGCGCCACAACCAAAGCCAACACGCTCAAAGCCATAAACATATGGCGGGCCTTGGTAAACCGCCAAGTGAGCGTCAACCGAAGTGAGTAACAAAGTACCATAGCGAGTACGCTCGCCACACAACAACTTCCCAGAAGTAGCCAACTCAAAATCACCAGCCTGATTCGTGGCTGCTGGCGTCCAAACAGTATTAGCTTCTTGGTCAGACCATTGAACCTTACGCGGGTTTCCCCCAGGGCCAAGTGCAAATAGAAAGCGCTCGGCAGTCACGATGATGGAAGAATTGCCAGTGGGGGCGTTAGTCAACAAAGCGGCCCTATTGGCCGTATTCAACTCCCATTGGTAAATCTTGCCTTCATCAGACCGGCAAGCCAGTAGATATTCGCCCCAGTTATCCAAGGCCCAAGTAGATGCCGGAATTACACCAGTGGCTGATGTTTGGGGGCGTGGCGTACCATAAGTGCCATAACCATAAACCCAAGTGCCATATCCAATCTGCGCGGTACTATCTACATAACCACCCGTGATTTCGTACGAGAAATCAGCAGAACCGCCATTGGATACCGTCGCTGTAGCGTTAGAAGACGCTGTTACAGAGTAAGAGTTATTGTCTATTTTGGTAGCAAGATAAGAGCCGGATAAAGTTATTCCGCTGGCGCCAATAGCCGTTCCATTAGAAAATACCACTGTGTCGCCAGTATTCACGCCATGCGCCGTATCAGCAACCGTAACCACAGCGGAACCGCTGGTGGTGCTGAAGGCGTTCGATAAACTACCAGTTTCACGGAATGGCGTGATATTATACGGGGCTACAGAAGCCTCAATGGCGTATAACTTCTTGGCCCCGCCAGCACTCAACCAAGCCTTAGCATCATTAGAACGCCAGGCATGGGAGCCGCGCATTACACCAGTTACTTGAATATCCGTGTAAGTGGTTCCGCCGGAAGGATACTCTTTCTTATTCCAACCGCCAATCGGGCGAAGCGTACCTTCATACCAGCGTACCAGATTGGCGTCGTACCACCGTCCAGATGATTGGTATTGAGTGCCATTCTTGTAAACGCCAGGTGGCACCTTGAGAGGTACATACATAACCTTACCTCCAGCGCCTAATAAAGTTTTGGACAGTCTTTGTTTCGTAAATCCGAATCATCGTCCAGACGATAGTAAATATCGCAGCAATAGAAGGCAGAATCTGCATCAGCGTTCCAACCACCGTTGTAAAGGATACAATATCCCCCACTGTTTTTGCGGCGTCAGAATATGGTTCTGCCATAGCACATCACCCCAAAAACTACAGAGTAACTTCAACCCATATACCAGAATCCTCATCCCAGGCGTAAATCTTTCCGTCATCAGGATAAGGAACCGGCGCTTCCCATCGACAGGTTTCTTCGTTCAAAACCCAGGATGGAAAAGGCGAAGGCGGAATAAAGGCATCCCGCAAAGCGTCGTAAGTGTACCCAACACCAGCATAATTTTTCCGCATATTGGCGTTGTAACTGGTTTGAACCCAAGTGGTTCCAGGGAACAACATCTGACAGAAAGCAATACCCTTGCTTTCTGATTCAACGCCATTTTCGTCCTTCAGTTCATTGTTGTGGACAACAATCACCTGAAGAACCAAGTTGTTTTCATCAAGCTGTGCAAAATGTGCCATCGCTTACCTCAGAATGTAATCGAACCGGAACCGGTCCATTTGTAAACTCGATACCCCCCAGATACGGTTATATCTGGTGAACCTGTGGTAGTCCTGGCGGCTGGGTAACTATCAGAATAGCGCAGGACAACAATACCAGAGCCGCCGGAAGCACTAGCGCCACCAGCACCCCCACCACCCCCTGTATTCGCTGTCCCAGAAAACCCCTGTGATCCACCGCCGCCAGTTCCGCCTGTGCCACCGGCAGCACCATTACCACCACCACCACCGGCGTAAGAAGTTGAAGTCCCTGTTATAGAACTTTCGGAACCAGCGCCCCCGTTACCCGCTGTTGAGCCACTAGCATTTCCCCCAACAGCAGCAGCACCACCACCACCACCACCAGAGGAAGACCCACTATCAAACCCAGAACCGCCATTGTTACCTTGGCCAGCAACCCCAGTACCACCGGCGCCCCCACCATTATTACCTAAACCACCACCACCAGAACCGCCTGAAGCGCCATCTTTTACTGTTACATTTCTGGTTGAATACCCCCCAACCCCACCTCCTGTAGAAGTGACCACTGAAGTAATAGATGAATTAGAACCACTAGTGGGGGCTATATCATCGCCAGAATTACCAGTTGCACCGCCAGCGCCAACCGTTACCGTGTAGGTATTATTATAAAGAACAGAAGAAAAAGTGCCGGCACTCATACCGCCAGCACCGCCGCCCCCTGGGCGAGATGTGCCGCATCCACCAGCACCACCACCCGCGACAATAAGATACTCAAAAGATGGCGTTACGATATTTCCGGTAAACAACCCGAAAGCCCTACCCGTCATTGCGCCTACTGTTATCGCGGTTGGCATCTAGCACCTCACGCGAAACGGCTTTGGCTAGCCAATACCGTAAAGGTAGCATTGGCAGTCTTGATGATGGTGTAGGTATAAATATCAATGCTGTTGGCGTTCCCAGTAGCCGGGGCTACCCCGCCTTGCCATTTTGGCGTTACCGTAGAGCCATCAACTTGCACCACATTGTTGTAATAGCCTGATGACCCAATAGTTACCATGAAGGCTACAGTAATCGCCTGGCCAATAGACATGGCCGTATTGAGAGAAGTACCACTTGAAGCCCGAAGGTTCAGCGTCCAATTCGCACTGGCGTTGCTGGTGTAATAAAGCACCGACTGAGTGGTAATATCGTAATTGATAGTGCCAGTAGCCGCCGTAGCAGAAATGGTGGTTGTTTCAACCGCATTCGCCAGAACAGTGGCGAGAACACTAGAACTACCGTTAAAGGTTTGCGCCGCCGTGAAGGTGGTAGCCGTTCCTGGCGCCACATAGTCCGTCCCAGCCGTGGCGTTAGCCAAAGCACCACCAGAATTGGCTTTCAGGATCGCGGTACCACTTGGGGGCGCCAGATAATCCGTGCCAGCCGTAGCAGCGGCAAAAGCAGATGTTCCAGACCCCTTCACAATGCCGGTAAGAGTTTTGACCCCTGTACCACCATTTGCGACAGCTAAAGCCCCGCCCCCGCCACCAGAAAACAAACCATCAATGGTGTCTAGATCACCATTCAACTTGGTGCCCCAAGTGTCAGCCGAAGCCCCTACCTCTGGTTTGGTAAGACCTAAATTGGTGGTGGTAGTGTCAGCCATTATTGCACCCTCGTCCAGCTTTCAGCTACCGTTTGGATCGGCGTCCAAGTTGTAGCAGAATCAGCTATTTGGTTCCATGTTTCTGTGCCATCCGGCACCTGTGACCACTTAAAAACACCATTTATGGTGAAGTCTGATGAAGCAGAAATAGGGACAAGCCCAAACCTTACTCTGTTGGCAGAAATGGTAAATTCAGAAATACCTTCTATTGCCACAACAGCGGTTTTAAGCCTTTCCGCACTAATCGTGGCGACAGATACCCCCTCAATAGATAAAGACGAACTAACTAACTTATTGGAATCCAATGTAAAATTGGAAACACCATCAAACTGCGCCGCTGCTGGCGTTACTTTTTGCGTATTTAACGTAAAGTCGGAAGCCGCTTCAAAAGTTAAAGATGCCGTAAAATAGTTACCCGCCAGACCAGAAAACGGGGCTTCAGCGAAGGAAAATGCACCAAACATAGTTCACCTCCTTCCTAGAATGTGATCGAACCGGAGCCGGTCCACTTATAGATTTTATAACCACCACTTGTGGTGAAGGTTGGGGAACCTGTTGTGGAAACCGCATCAGCATAGGTATCGGCGTAACGGATAATTACAATGCCGGAGCCGCCTGCGCCGCCGTCATAATCAGGATTTCCTGACCCGCCGC